AGTATGCACGTGGCGAAATGAAGGCCGAAAATATCGATACCGTTCTGTGGAGGAACGAAGAAGTTGCTTCTGACCTCGCAAACTACTATGAGTTTCCTTGGGAAGTCGACGCATACGAGAAGGAAGGAATTCTTTTCGAATCTTTTTTGAAAAAATATCCCGGATGCTCTTGACATTTGATTCAAGAGTGCTTATATTAAGTATGTAAGAGAAAGAGAGAATCATGTCCAACTGGAATCTGAAAGTTTACGACTTCATCAACGGCAAGAAAATTCTTGTTGCCCATGCCAATGGTTTGAATGACAAACTTGAGCGGTACTGGCGGAACTACTACCATGCTGAAGGTCACGCATGGATCGAATCACAGAACATGGATATCGTAGAAGAACAAATGATTCTTGATCGACACCTTGCCGACTCGGATGGTTATGCGTGTAATCAGATTATGATGTAAAAAAAGTTCCTTCACCCTCTTGACATTTGGTCTCGCAATGCTTATATTAAGTATGTAAGAGAGAGAAAGAGAGAATCACCATGAGCATGATGACCTTTGAAATCGCCAACGAACATTGCGCCGTTGCTACAAACAGTATCAAACCCGTCCGCATTGAACGGTTTATTGATACAAACAACTATGACCGCAATCATTGGATGCTGTATACGCCTGAAGGTCGGTTGGATGATGATTTCACCTCTGCTGGTCCGTTTGTTAGTTTTGATGCGGCTCGGCGGAACGCAGAAATGAACGTAGGAATGAAAATGAACTGGGGAGACTTCTAATGAAAAACTCACAAGAACTTAATGAACTTGGCTGGAGCATTTACCGGTCGAATAACTGGATCGCTCGCCATCGTGAGACCGGTAAAAAAATCACTGCTGGTACTCACCTCACTCTTCTTCATCTTGTGAATTACGAAGAAGAAATGAACTGAGGAGACTTCTAATGCTCGTCTACACCGCCGAACAGAAAGAACTCGTTTCTCGATTGAAAACCGACTATGGTTGGGATCACGATGCGATTCGTGCGTATCTCAACTATCTAGGTAAGATGAAGAACAAACTTGCCCTTTCTAATAAAGGCAAGACCGCGCATACCGATTCTCAACGGTCGAAAGTCTACAGAGCCGAATGGGCGTTTGAGCGTAAGAACTTCGAATCCATCCACAGGTTTTCGTCAATCAAAGAAGCGATTGCTTATGCCAACAAAGTCGTGAAGTCGGTAACATGGCAGAAAGTCAAAGGTCCTATCGGAAATGATATTCAGACTCTTGAAGTTCGCGCTCGGAAGATTGGTTCGCGGACTGCCGGTCGCGCTTATTGGAACGGCATAATCGAACTGAACCCTGAGGTTGGTTTCAACGAATACACTTTGCTTCACGAACTTTCTCATAGTGCTGGTTATATGCACCACGATGGCTCGTTTGTTGAATGCTTGCTGAAACTGGTCTCTCGGTTCATGGGACCCAATCTCGCCAAGGAACTCAAGTCGGAATTCAAGAACAAGAAGGTGAAACTCAAAGTTCCTACTCCGAAAATCAAGATGCCCGATGAATGGATCGTTGGTTATGAACGGATGAAAAAAGCGCGGGAAGCAAAAGGAGAATGAATGACTATCGTTTCTAAAGAATCAAATCAAATAGCAAAACACGGATCACCACAAGATCGTGGCAGTGCTGATCGTTATTACGGTCGCCAATATGATCCTCATTGGTGGCCTGAAGGAACTGGTAAGGGGATTCGGGTTGAAGCAGTCGATATGACTACCGAAGAACTACAAGAATATCGGTATGGATTTGATACTGAAGAGGACCGCAAACATTGGGAATAAAAACTTCAGTAGAATATATTTTTCATTATACATGTTCAGAATGTCTTGGTTGGTGGAGCATCGCAAGTCAAGAGAAATATAAACCCGATAAAATGTTCTGCCCACATTGTGGAGTAAAACATATTGAAATAACTACCAAGGATTATCAATAACTTCAAAGGAGAACGAGGACCTCTTGTTCTCCTCTTCTTTTATTGCATCCTCAACACCATTGTTTATCCATCCGAATGGTACCATATCATTCTCAATCTCTTGGATTCTACCATCAAATATCATTTTCTTGAGATTGACATTTGACATGTCTTCAAACATTTCTGTGACTGAGAAATATCCAAACAGAACAAGATTCATCATAAGATCATCATGATTTCCGTTTGATGCTTCATATGATTGACCTTTTGCAACAAAGGTGGTACACTCTTTGATTGTTTCTTTGTCATAGAGTCTGAGTTTATTACTTTCGATAATATCTTTGATGGAAGAACATCCTATTCTCTTCACCTTTTTATTCATTTCAATACCAAGAGCATCCGCTTTGATAGATGATGAAGCATGAAGATTTTCGTATTCTAGATCATAATAAAGTCCTTTCGTCACCAAAGAACCCTGATCGTTGGCTTCTACAATAACATATGCTTCATTGAAAATCTTGGCATATTTTTCTATCACATTCGGGAATAGAATTGGAGATATCTTGTTATTGCGATATGTGACAACCTGCTCAAAAGGTTCATTCGTGATATCAATGATATTGAATGATGAGTAGTCTTGACCTCTACCTTTTGCCACATCAACTAAAACAAGGTATTGATGTTTCTTTTCAGGTTCTTTGTAGATTTTCAAATCACCTTTTTCTAGAGTCTTGATAGGTTCTATTGCTCTTAGTTTCATAAGAGTTTCGCCATTGATCAATGTATCACCTGTGCCTAAGAATTCGTTTCCAAATTCTTGGTCGAACTGTAATTGTGAAGTGTTTTTGATGGTGTCTATTTTCCACTTTTCATCTCTTCCTGGAACGTCCCACCAATCAACTCTGAATGGTCTGAAATCGTTTGTGCCTTGTAATGCTCCGGTCCATAAATCTTCATAGACATTGCCTACGCCATTTGCAGTAGATGTAACAATAATCTTTGTAGATGTACCAGCAACGACAACGGGATATGTTGACGTATAGAATTCAACATCATTATCAACAAATGCAAACTCGTCTAGATAAAGCAGAGAAACCGATTGACCACGAATGGATTGTCCTGTAGTCGCAGCCGCAAATATTCGAGAGTTATTGGAGAACTCTATTGAACCTTTATTGAGTACCTTAGTTCCGGGTTGTAAAAAGAAAGGTAAGTTCTCCAGCATCAATGTAATGCGAGAAAGCATTTCTCTTGCTGTTGCCGCTTTGTTTGCAAGGATTGCCACATTTTTATCGGGGTGAAAAATCGCATACCACAACAAATATGCCACAGAAGAAATGGATTTGCCAGACTGCCGACAAGCCAATATGATATTGAAACGGTTCTTTTCAAACGCTTCAAACATATTTTCTTGATATGGATATAATTCAAAATTTATAAGTCCCTTATCAAGCGAAATGATTTTACAATAGTTTCTGGCAAAGTATTTTGGATCTTTCATGCACTTGGCATATTCTGAAACTTGTTCAGACGACCAACTGTCTACAATACCATGTTTCTTTACATTAGTATTTCTACCTAATGCAAATTCAATGTCATTCGTTATCGTCATTTGGTGTAATGTCTATAGTTTGATTTTGTTCTGCTATCAGTTTTTGAAGTTCAACAGCAGAACCGATAAAAACATTGGTAATCTTGTCGGGTGGTTCCAACTGTTTTTTATCTTCTTTTTTAATTTCTTTGTTTTTTTGATGAAGATCCATTACTTTATCGTTTATGTCGGATAAATTCTTGATCATCGTGGCCAAGACTTCGAAGGCCCTCGGATGTTCTGTCTCTTCTGCGACTCTAACTAAAGTTTCAAGGGATGTTTTGCCTATTACCAAAAGTTCGTCGTAAGTATCACGAGATTTTTTGAAGTCTTCATCAATAATGTCTTTACTCATATCAAAATTCCTTATCGTTTCATCAAAACCTTATAATTTTGTTCGGTGTGTGAAAGTTTTTCTTCCTCATTATCGTCTTTGCCGCAACATCAAATTCATCATTGCGTTGATCATAAATAACTGCGATAGGAATGTTTAGATCAGATTGCATATCCTTTATTACTGCTTCCGCCCCTGCGACACTCTTGATTGACTTACCACCTTCTTTATATATTTTTTTGATGAATTCAGCCAGTTCTTTGAGTTGAATACAGGGTTTATTTCTATCATCACCCATTCTATCTGAAAAATGTCCCGTGAAATTGAAATCGATATCAAACTTCTTAAACAAAGTATCGACTTTATTCTCGAATGCTTTCATCTGTTTTTTCGAAATGAAAGTACAAGAATTTTGTTGTTCGTATATATATTGTTTAAACGTGATCATTCTTATTTATATCCTATTGTAGCAGTATCACATTCACCGCAGCAATCGTCTGTGCCGCAATTTGGATGATATTCGAAAGTATTTTTATCTCCACAATGCGGACAGTATAGTGCTTTGGGTTTCCATTCATCAGAAGATGCCATAGACCACCATCCCTTACAAGAAGGGCATACAAAGTGCCATATAGTCTCTTTTGTTACCATTTAACTTTATCAGCCCAATACGCCGCGCTTATCGGACCTTTAGCAATATTTTTGCGGTGACGCGCTTTAAAAGATTTTCTCTTCTTTTTCATTCTTTCAGATTCGCCTTTTTTCGGATCACCTGCTGTTTCTGCTCCCTGTTCACCAAAACGAATTGTTTTAACTTGACCATCAGTTTTTGCGACAACAATATGAGATTTTGTTGGGTGACTAGGTGTTCTTTTAGGTTTATTGAAACTTTCAACTCCAGCACGTACTAGACGTGGGTCTTTTTTCTCTTCGTTCATTTTTTCCTTCTCTGATTGAAGGTAATCACGAACGGACGAGATATAGTCTTCCGCTTTGGTGATTTTAGACTGCACCCACTCAGGGAGATTGTCGTCGTCACCCATCATCTTCATAAGATCAGAAGCGTTACGTACCAGAGTCTTTAATTGACCCTTAGCCATATCGCCTTCTTTATCATATTCGTTTGGATCTTTTTCCTCTTTAGTCAATTTTTCCCAATTTTCTTTATCAGGATAATTCGGGTCACCAGGTTTCGCTGGTTTTTCACCTCTTTTTCTCTTGGCATGAATATTGTCCCAGAGGCCTCTTTTTTTCTCTTCTAAGTATTTTTTGAATGTTAGCATTGTTTTTTTCCTTATGTGCTATCTACTGTTTCTACTATTGTTGTCGTGAAACCATAGTCAGAATCAGGGGATACGTTTAATGGATTTGGTAATACTGTGATTGTCGCAAACTTTACATCCGAATCTGATGGACCTTCTTCCATCAGATAAAGATTATTGATGACTTTGCGAATAATATTTGGTGTTGGTGCTGTTGGGCCATAGAAATTGGCGTGCATTTCAAAGTCCAATGTGTAAATGATCATTCGTCTATCTAAAAGAGTGCCTTCATAGTTATCCGTAAATGACATAGACATCAGAGTGATCGGAACATCTTCTATCACATCATAATCGGTGAATGGTTTGATTGATAAACTATACTGAGGCGTAAAATATGGAATGATCTGCTCAACAATCTGTAAAGCATCTTCTTGTGTCTTGGCATATATGTTCAACTGAAAACTAATATTATATGGAACAGGGGCATATATTTTTCTTCTGTTGGAAACCGTAGTCCCAGATTGTGTTATAGTTTGTGTCTTGATCAGTTGCCTTTCTGAAGCATACTGAT